CCTTTAGCCTCTAGCCATTCCCTCATGATGTCATTCCAGGTTAGCCAAGGTGAAGTAAATCCGTTTACAAAAAAACTGCGTATGCCATTATGCAACGCAGCAGGGTTTTTCGATATGTACTTTTGAGGGACTTTTCGCATTTCATCTTCAGAGAATGTAGAGCCGCAATCAGGGCATCGCCATTTCACATCACTGACTACCACAATCTTCCGACCTTTAGCATCCTTATGTTCCTCGGTCTCACATTCCATCTCAGTATGTCGTATCAAATGATACTCACCACAATTAGGACACTCATGTTGCCACTCTTCTTGTGTGCCTGTTTGATACTCTACATCGATTCGTGAGCTACCTTCATTCGTTGGCGTGGAGAATAGCCCCATAACCCTATTCCAGAACGTTGTCATACGTTTGGCAGCAAGGTCTACTGGGTCACCTTCTGTACCGGCACTATCTGGAAAGCGGTCTACTTCGTCCGCAAGTAGCACACGCACAGGACGTGATGCCAATCCAGCCGGACTGTTCGCACCACACATGATAAGACGGCCACCAGGGAATAACTTAGATAAGATTGTGTTCTTACCATCTCGTGTCTTGGCTCCGTCTTCTGATTTCGTTTCATAAAATACTTGTGAAAGTACTTTTGTATCACGGATCATCGGAGAGATACGAGACTTTGAATAATCTTGGGCCAATTCGATAGTCGGTTGAATCATCATGACCGCACATGGGTCAAGATGAGCGTATCGCCCTAGGACATTATTCATTATGTCCGACTTCCCGACCTGCGATGCTGACTTAACCACTACCCGATTGATACCAGGTTGCGTGAAAGCATCCATAATATCCTTTTGATATGGTGCTCTACTAGTTTTCCACCGCCCTGGTTCAGCTGAAAGGCCTTGTGATAGCATGCGATAATCGTCAGCCCATTGGCTAACACTGGTTTTTGGCAGTGGCTTTAGGCCCATTTTAGAGATATATTGCCACAATTCTTTTGCCGTTTTCATGCTATCACCTCCTTTTTTGCATTAAAAAAGCTCCTAACTTGGCGCTTTATCATCGTCTAATTCATCGCTATCCATGAATAATGACGGCGTATATTCACTTAATTCGGACAATTTGTCCTCAATTTCTTGTGTTAACAGGTTATATGCTTCTTCTTTTGTTATATTTTGTAACTGTGGTGCCAATTTAGTTGGCAATCCTAACAATTGTGTACGCAAATTAACAAGCATTTCTGTCATAACCTGTTCTACAGTATCTGCTGAGTACACCTCGCCGTTCATTTTGGCTAGTTTCAACTCAGCAATCTTGCGTTTTGCGCGTTCATTCTTGGCCTTTTCAACCTCGAATACCGCATCATCGGAACTACTTTCCTCTTCAGCAGAGGATTGCCCCTTATATTTGACATAATTGATAACGGATCTAATAACCAGGATATTATTCTTTTCATCGGTAGCTAAAACCCCTTCTTGGAGCAGTTGCGAAACACGTTGGCGCGAGAGTCCAAGTGCTTTTGCCAGGTTTGACTGAGAGGCCGTTGCCGTTTTCAAATCATCTGTAATTTTCACTTATCAATCAGCCTCCTTTCATTACCTGTATCACTAGCAAGGTCATAAAAAAATTAAAATCTAGGCAATTTTTGGGGTCTCGGCCACCGCACGCTTTCAATTTTCTCCAGAAGGACCCGCAAAAAAAAATTTACTCAAAAATTCAACGAAACGTATAATTTTTTAAATTTATTTTTTATTATTTAGCGCGGGTACTGCCCCAAAAGTTATCTTAATACATCACGGCCGTTTCTCTTAAATCGGCCGTGCGAACGAGTGCATAATCCACAATTACTTTTGTGTGCGCGGTCATGTGTGATATACGTTTGACACAGGCCGTCATATTCAATTAGTTGTGCTGTGCAAACGCCGTTCTTATTATTCAGGCATTTACGTTTAATACATTTGACTTCTGTGCTCATACCTTTCACCTTTATAATTTGTACGCTCAAATCCGATGACTAGTTGGTTGTTGTTAGGCTATATAGTTATTGGAGGACTCATAGTTCTAGTCATCAGATGTCAGCGTACAACGATACAGGGCAAGCTCATAATGTATAAGCTTAATAATGTGTTGTGGACATATTCGGCTCGCCCTGGTTTCATTGTGCAGTAAATTTCATTTTTACATATTCCCTCTCCTTAGCTTACGCGATCGCCTACATCATAAATACGGGCCCCTGTATTTACAATGCTACATACAACAAAAAGCACGGTCGTCATCACCGTGCTTTTTGCCGAGTTGTGTATAAGAGAGGATTTGTGTTAGATGACTAATGACACCTTTCACAACTACATTATACTATGTCAAGTCGGTTCATTTAAGTCCAAAATACTCCAAAACACTCCAAAGTACTCCACTATGAAAGTAGCTCCCCTAATTCGTTCAATGCTTTATTTTTTAAATTGAAGTAACTGCTTTTTTCGTAATATATCATCGCTTGCACTTTCTTAGGGAATGCCCCGTTAATGTACTCTTGCGCTAATATAATACGCCCTGGTATACATTCTATCTTTTCAATTAAAGCCCTTGCTTCTTCCCTTTTAGCAATAAGCTTCGCTATCTCCCGTTTTTTGGTATCTACTGTATCGACAAGTCTAGCCACATCGCCTTCAAGACCTACTGGAGTACCACCTCCCGATACTCGGTCTTTAGAATAATCAATCGCCGATAAGGTGATGATATCATACTGCAATTTGCGAATATCTTGCCGTAGCGATTGAATACGTATGGCTATCATCTTTATATCTTGTAGATACGCCGACGCCTTCTCTTTATAGTCACTCATGCTGCATTACCTCATTGATGTACCGGTCTAAGTACCACCGCGCTTTTTTTAGGTCTTCCAGTTTATCCCCTTTATACCCTGCTCTTGCGATGTACTTGATAACATTACCTAGATGATAAGGAAGCTGTTGATCCTCGATAAAATCGATAACCTCAATCTTGCCCCGTGTGTAGTGTGAAGGATGGTTGATGACATCTTCGTTCTTAGGCAATTCGATGGTCTTAACTTCCTGCTTCTCGATAGTTTGCACTACCTTTTCAGCGACAGTCTGCACATCTTTCTTCTTAGGTACTTTCGAATACTTAGGTAGACACTCCGGACAATATTTAGGCCAACGACCTTGCGCTTTTTCTTTTGTGTGAACGAAGGTTGTGTTGCATCCTTCACAGGTTAACTCTTTACTAACACCTCCGCCAGGTGGTGTCATTACGATTTCACATGAAGGACAATAGTCCTCATGTGTTCTTACTGTGAATTTGTCTCCGCATCGTCTACATTTCTTTTGCATATCTCTACTCCTTATACAATTCTTTACGATATTTAATAGCTTCCAAGAGGGCATCTTGCCCCGCTTCTTTACGTTCTAAGGCTTTCATAACTTGCTCGTCCATCGTCCCTTTAGTGACTAGATGATGGATAATCACGGGTTGTGTTTGACCCTGTCTATGAAGTCGTGCATTCGCTTGTTGATACTGCTCAAGGCTCCACGTTAGACCATACCATACGATGATATTGCCACCGGCTTGAAGGTTTAAGCCGTACCCTGCTGATGCGGGATGTGCCAGTAACATTTGAATGTTACCTTTATTCCACTCCGCTACATCATCATCGGTCTTTAGCTCAACGGCTTTAGGGAACGCTTCTTTGATTGACTGAAGGTCGTGCTTGAAGTTGTAGAACACCAACATCGGTTTTCCTTCATTCGTTTCTACCAATTCTTTCAAGCGTTCAATCTTCTCGTTATGGACGACTACAATTTCACCATCATCGTTATAAATGGATCCATTCGCTAGTTGTAACAATTTACCAGCGAGTGCTGCTGCATTAAGTGCACTTACGTCGTCATCACTGGCTAAGCTAAGCACGTGCTCACGTTCCATCTGTTTATAGAGTTCCCATTCTTTAGGGTTCATCTCTACTGTGATGACATTCTCGATACGTTCAGGTAGTGTAAGATAGTCCTTAGCTTTTAAGCTCATGCAGATATCCTGCATCTTGCTGAATATCGCTTTATCACCGCCTGGCAGTAATCGGTAACTGTACACGACATGCCCGTTGGTTTTGTCCGGTGTAAAATACCGAGTACGATATTCAGTAATCGTCTTGCCCAGTCGTTCGCCACCATCTAAGAGGTACATCTGCGCCCAAATATCAAGTAAGGTATTTGGTGCCGGCGTACCTGTTAAAATGACAATCCGTCTAAACAATGGACGGAGTTTTCGTATCGCCTTAAACCGTTTAGCCTGTGGATTCTTAAACGAAGAACTCTCATCGATAACTAACATATCGAAAGGGAACGATTTTTTCTTATGATAGTACTCATATAACCATTGCACGTTTTCACGATTTATCACATAAATGTCAGATTCACTCTCTAAGGCGTGTATGCGTTCCTTCTCGGAACCTAACACCTTAGCCACGGTTAAACGTCTTGTAGCACTCCATTTTTGCGTTTCTTGGGCCCATGTAGATTCTGCTACCTTCTTAGGTGCAATGAGTAATACTTTTTTAATATCAAAGTAATCATATATAAGCCGGTCAATCGCAATGAGTGTAGATATGGTTTTACCTAACCCCATATCCAGTAACAATCCGTAATGGGTATTGTCAATGATTCGTTGTATTGCAATGCTTTGATACTCGTGTGGATGAAAGTCCATGTATCGCCCTTTCCATATCTTCAACAAATAACTTGGCGTCAGACATCCCGGTTACCACGAACACTAACGCGCCTTGTTTTCGTAATCGTGAAATCTGTACCCGTTGATTAGCCATTAGCTTACCGTTTGTATCTTTTAATTCGACGAATACAACACTGCCTCCGGGAAGTACAATAATCCGATCCGGCACACCGTCATTTCCAGGTGACACGAATTTCATATATATACACCCCATTTTTTTGAGTTGATTTCCTAACCATCGCTCGATGTCTTTTTCCACGTTCTCACCTCGTTCTCACTTAATAATTGGACACACCCTCGGACACGCCTATGAACCCGCACCATTGCTGGATTTATGGGGGTGGTGTGTCCGAAGTGTCCAATTTTTTTCCAACATATATATATACGCGTATTTGCGTTTTTTACGCTTATATATATACACCCAATTATTCATATATTTATTTTTTTATTTTTATATAAATAATTGGACACACTGGACACACTTTACTATTTAGATTAGCAGTTATCTGCTTTTTAGCCGTGTCCGATTAGTGTGTCCATGCGTGTCTAGTGTGTCCAATTATTACACTACATCAAAAAATATCGATGTATAGGCTTGAATAATTATTTTTACGAACATTTATACCTATTAAATAATTGGACACACCTCAAATAATTGGACACACCTACCTATCGTGATTTCGTTTATGCATTGACAGGAGGTCTGAACCTTCCTTTATAAACGCTCTTTGCGGACCGTAAAGCCTGCCAAAACGTGCCTTGCCTGTCCCTTTTGTATAAGGGTTCCAGCCTGGCGTTGACTGTAATATGTCAATAATTTCTCTTGCTTTTGCGTTCTGCAGGTTCTTCCTGTCCCCGCCAAGCACTTCACACCATATCTCAAGGGCACACACTCGCTCCCGCTGCACTGAACCACAATGATCGTCATCGCCATAATTAGCGACATAATCTCGTCTGTCGTAGATATCCATTGTTTCCCAATCTTCAGGAAGTAGCATTTCGAGGTATTCTTCAATGAGACCTACGAGTTCACCGCCTTCTGTATGGGATAATTGAATTCTAAGGGCTTCCTCTTCAAGTGCTCCCTCAAGAACTAATGGCTCACCTTCAGACCAATACACGAACGCTTCTGCCCATATTTGGTCGATATCATCTTTCGATAACTCCCAGGAGTGCTTTGTCTTCCGGTCCTTATCGCCCGTAATTGGCCAAAATCTGCGGTTACCGGTACGGTCTTTAAGGAACATAAGATTATTAGTGGAACCAGCGAATACACATTGGCGAGGGTACTCTTCGGTACGCCGTCCATATGGAGAGCGGAACCGGTCAGAGGTACGGCTGATAAATGCCTTAACGATTTCATTATCATTCTTGTAGGTAGGTGCCAGTTCGGCAAGTTCGACTATCCAGGAGCCTTGAATTTGTTCTAGTGCGTCTTTGGTTTTGATATCAACGAGTGAGTTGTTAAACCATTTACGACCCAACCGCTCCAAGATAAGGGACTTTCCTAAGCCTTGAGAACCGTATAACACAATCGCCGTATCAAACTTAACGCCTGGATCCATAACACGAGCTACGGCACCGCACATCCATTTACGAGTAACCGCTCGAATGTATTCGGTATCTTCAGCTCCGATGTAATCGATGAAGAGTGTATCTAGTCTACATTCGCCGTCCCAAGTTAGCCCCTTTAGATACTCACGCACAGGATGGAACTTATTATCTTGCGTTACCTCCTGGAGCGCATCGTCGATAATGCCCTTACCCTTAATAAGGTATTTCGTAGCGAAGTAGTTACGTAAGCACGCATCGTCGGTATCTGTCCAGTAAGGGGTTTCATCCTTATCACGCCACGGAAGGTCGTCAATCACGACTAAACGGTGTGCGAATTCGTCAAGTCTGATTTTACCTTTAAGTGTAGGGTCTTGTTTAAGAACTACAAGGCAGTTGTACACGTCAGATTCAGGAGTACCGTTTTTATCACGTTTAAGTTTCGATAAAAAGTCCTCGTCATCGTCCGTGATATCCTCGAAATCCATATCCGCCATACGTTCTTTATCGAGCAGGATTGGTGCTGCGCCGTCTTCGTTCACAAAGTCAATCATGTCTTTGTAGCTTGGAAGTTTGGTGACGCTGGTCTCATCAGCTGGGTCCTTATCTCCGAATAAGTGGATCCGGACAAGGTCAAACGCATTGACGAGCTTACCGCTGATAGGGTCGGTCGCATGGTTGGAGTAAGCGAAGGTGTCGTTATCGTAAATGACTAAGCCACCTACTGAGCTACCGGCTACATACGTATACCTGTCTTCGACTGCTGTAGGTTCATAGACTTCAGGGAGAAACTTATGTATAGCTTCCGTGATGCTGTAGCATCTACAAAAAGCACCGATAAGGCCTTTTTTCTCTAATTGGTTACCTTGCTTCTTGGCCGCATCAAGGCGAATTTGTGATTCCTTTTCCGATGTTGGCCAAAGGCTCGTATCACGCCAGTCTCTATAGGTACTCAAATAGGTATCTACTGAAACGAGTGCGCCTTCGCTGTGCTGATATACATATTCCACATCCTTTGGACAACTTGGCCAGTACATCAGACGTTCTGCCTGGTGCGTGGATGGGTCAAAAGACTCAATACCGATATTATCTGCAATCCGTCTTGAGACTGCCTGGTACTCATCTGGCTTCATCGCTCTATCTACAGGGATAATTACGCGATAGCGAGGATTGTCAGCTGTGTGGCTGTGCGTACTATAAAGCACATATTCCATACCGCCTAATTCCATATCTAGGTCTACGATGAAATCTTCGCCAGGGTTATCCGCATCAAGAGTGATTAAGTATCTCTCTTTGACAGCCCCTCTTACCCGTCTACCTTTATTAGGAATATAACCTCCAACAAAACCGCCGACGTCTTTCTTTTGGCCTTGATCAGCTTTAGACATCTTGGCGTATTCAGCAGCCGTTTCATTCGTTACAGTAGGCTCGGCCAACTTATTGGCCAAAGCACTCCAAGTCATTTTCTGAGACTTCCAGCTACGGGCGGAGCGACTTCTGCCC